GTCTTTAACAAAAGATTACTTCCCTAGTAGATTCTTGTATTTAAAACATTATATAGATTCCAATAATAAAATATTTATTAGAGGAATATTAACAATGTTCTATTATACAAGATCTATTAGACCCACAAAACAGGAATCAACTAAGCTTGAACCTTCTTTCAAATCAATAACTGATCTTCCAAAGAATAGTAAGTTTTATACTATTCCAGGGAATTTCATTAAAGAATTTGTTAGAAAGAACAATCTTAGCTTAGATAAACCTAAGTATGATCAAGACTTACATTATATAAGTACTAAATCATCACCTTATGGTAAATCTACTTTTCATAGTACATATGGGTTATTCTCAATGAGTAATGTCCATCACACTATATTAAACTATTTCATTGGTTTAATTGGTGAGAAGGCTTACACATTATTGTTCGGAAATTTAATCCGTTCAATGTGAGAAGATAACCGTATATTCTCCTATAAAAAGGAAACCGGTTTTGCAGGAAGTTTATCAATTATTAATGATCCTGAGTTAAAGTTTAGAGTTATAGCAATGATAGACTATAACACTCAACTTTTATTAAGACCTATTCATGATGGACTTCTTTTATTGTTAAGAAAGTTCAAACAAGATAGGACTTATACTCAAGATCCTTTCAATAATTGAAAACTGGAAGGAAATCACTTCCATTCACTCGATCTTTCCGCAGCCACAGATCGGTTTCCAATACATCTTCAAGAGAAGTTATTGTCTTATATCTATAAAGATAAAGACTTTGCCTTCTATTGAAAGAAGTTATTGGTTGACCGAGCCTATGGTTACGGAGGAAAATCCTACTGATATAGGGTCGGGCAACCTATGGGAGCTTACTCCTCATGGGCCGCCTTCACACTATGTCATCATTTAGTTGTTCACTGGTGTTATCATTTAGAAAATGTTAACCCAGAGTCTTACATCCTTCTTGGAGACGATATTGTCATAGCCAATGACAAAGTAGCCTCAAGATATAGGAGTGTAATGAACAAACTAGGTGTAGAGATTTCCACAGCAAAAACACATGTATCAAAAAATACATATGAATTTGCCAAAAGATGAGTTAAGAATCGGGTTGAGATCAGTCCACTACCTTTAAGAGGTATTATTAATAATTTCGATAACTTAAATGTTGTTTTGATGCAACTTATAAATTATCTTAAAAATAATAATACATTCTTTCAAGGTAGCGCATTGGAGTTGATTAAAGTAATTTATAACAAAATTAAAGTTAATCGTAGATTCATGAATTTGAATAAGATTAACCGAACTTGTTATAAATTCTATCACTCGTATAGATACTCTATCGGGTTGAGTACTAACAGGGAAATGCGTAATTTCCTTGAAAATATTCTTCCTGATTTCATACCTATACCGCGTGATGAGCTAATTCCTGGTTTTATCCGGGAGCTCTTAGTTAACACACTGCAAGCTGAAGTAGAAAAGCTTTCTTCTTCTGTAACTCAACAATTCTCTTCCTTCATTAATTATTATAAGGAAAAAGGTGTTGAGATATCGAAGTTGAAAGACCACCCGTTCACTCATGGACTTTATAATCAACTTATAGCCAAAAGAAAGCAATTGACTAATCTTAGTCAAAAGCCTACTTTAGACTTAATTGATAATATTGTCCATATGAGAGTGGAGGAAGTCTCGAAGCTTGTTGAAGACTTCAGAGATCCTACTGTGAAGACTAAGAAGCTTGATCAGTTGTGAAACAATTCTATAAAAATGTTGAAAAACATTAATTTAGAATTTGAATCACACTGATACAGAGCTCCTGTTTTCGAAGTTGGGATCTTTGGATCTGAGGTCAACGAATCATACTTCAAATCTTGCATGTCCGATCCAATAAATGGATTTGATGTGTTAAGGTATGGAGTGTATAACGACCCATCAAGCAGCAATATAAATATGTATATCTAAACTAATGAAATTAATTTTCATTAGCGCTAAATAACATATTATTCTTGTGTTTACCTAAACTACTAACATTAATTGTTGGTTAGCGCTAAGTTACACAGGAAATACTATATTGTGCTATAGAGGTAGTCTTTAACATCAATTTAAACATTGATGTTGATACACTTCTCGTACTCCATTAACATGGAGTAGGCTGAAAAGCCCGCTTCCCTATAGTTTAAACACTATAG